CTGGTTGAGGTACACTTTCTGGGCGTTTATTTAATGGCAATGCTAAAATCTCTAAGTTTGAAAATTTACCAATTTCAGAATCAGCATATAAAAAATCTTCTAATTTAGATAATTTTTTTTCAAGAGTTTGATTTAAAAACTCAGTATCTAATAATTTTTTATCTACTTTGGGAGTTTGGCTTACGGCCCAAACATGTTTTTCCTGCCTGTGGTCAACTTTGATACCGTCGCTGGTAAAGGGCACTTCATCTACATTTACCGCAACTTTTACCCCCTCAAGAACTTGTTTAATTTTATCCAATCTCTTATTTAATTCGTCAATATTATCGGCAGCATTTACTGGTCGTAAAATAATGATTTGGTTAATATCGCCCGTATACGGAACCGTGTTAGGTAATGCACCAAACAGTATTTCAACTTCTATTTGATCACCCAAATTAATTAATTTTTTTGACAATAAATTTTTAGATATTTTTTCCAAAGCTAAATGAGCACTCTTAAAACCTGTATCTTTAAACTTATTACCCCAATTAGTATAGTCATAAAAGCGGTTGCCACCCTTGCCTTCTCGACTAGTATAAAATTTACCAGCTTCATCAACACCAAAATGTAAATTAGCGCCATCTATTTTTTCAGTAATTTCAAATTGATTAAGTTTTCGTATAGAATTTATAAATTGCTCTATAGGCAAATCTTCTAAATGTGTAATACCCTCAAATATAAATTCAGTTAATCGCATTATTATGTCCTATTTCTATCTCGAACTGGTCCGCGTAATGCCGGCCCTCGATCTCTGCCGGCGGCTTTTTTTGCATTGATACTGGGGATAGCGTAACGTTGTAATAATAATCCTATATCATGCAATTCTTCTGGTGAGAATGATATGTCACCAGACATGGCCTTTTGCGCCAAAGTAAGTGCATCATCTACAGTTTTTATTTTTAATAATTTTTTATTATTCACATTTGTATTATCTGTATTATCTGTATTATCTGTATTATCTGTATTATCTGTATTATCTGTATTATCTGTATTATCTGTATTATCTGTATCTTTATTAATATCTTCAGGTTTTTTATTTAAAGTGTCGTCCCCAACTTCGGGCTTATATTCATCTACAGAAACAGCGTATTTTCCGCCTTCTAGCATAATTTCAGCAGCAATAGCTATAAAAAACGCTTGAGCGGTGCGTTTATCAAACGTTTCGGCTTTGGCTTGTGGGAATTTTCGTAAAAACTCTTTGGTGACTTTATCAACAAATGCCGGATGAATATCTGCTTGTTTTAAATGCTTGACAGCGTTAGCTAATGTCATATTTCTACCATCACCAAAGCTAAACCGTCTACTAAAATCATTATATGCATTTTTTGCAAGTTTTTTAAATTCTGCATTACTTTCTAATTTAGACGTATACCCCGGCGCTATTCTATCTATTATTTTTGATAATAACCCAGCTTCATTAATCATTTCCTCAAATACAGGATCATCTTCGCTTTCTGTAACCTGTGGAGTAATAATAGTATCATGGTAACTTTGAGTATCCATATTATTTCTTATATCGACTTCATCTGTATATCGTAGGCCCATTTCCCACGCTCTTCTATCTAGAGCATCTCTAGCAAAAGCAAACGATTCATACGATCCGGCGTTTGTCCAAGAATATTCTCTAGCAAGTTCATTAATAACATCTATTGGATATTCTCCTCCACGAATTCTAGAAACCATTGTGTTGGTTGCATTGATATACCAAGTCTTAGCATCGTCATCCATGCATTCTTCCAAAAACGATTTATCAGACTCAAGATTGTTGCTTTCTATTAAATTTAGGAATTTTCGCATATCACTGTTATTCATTTTTTCTTCCTTGATTCCGTTAACATTCTTAGTTTATTTGTAAATTTTTTACTTTCTTTGGTTTTAATCGCTAATAAAAATTTTTTCGTTAAATCAACCACTTCTTCCTCGGAATAATGTTCTTCCAATAGTTTAATAATATTAATCGCGGCGCCAATAACATTATTAGCTCTTACTTCTATAACTTTATCTCTGTTTTTTGCAGGTATAAAAGAATCTATTTCCTCAATAAATGTTTTTGCAGGTTTAATAAACATCAAATTCTCCTGTTGTATTTAGAGGAAAGTAAATTTTCTAGCATTTCAACAGCTTTATACAATCCTTGCTCATAACCCATAGCGTAATTTTGATTATCATTAGTAGAATTTAATGATAACCAAGATTCTTTCAAATCCACCAGATCTTGTATAAAACGTTCTTCAAGAACTTGTTCAGAAATTTCTGTTGGTTTTTCTATCGTAACCGGTACCACATAACTTTCAAGAAGAGTATTTGTTGCGTAAGACTTTGCCACTTCCAAAAAAAACTTCATCTCATCTAAGTGATTGCTCATATTTCGCCTATCAATTTATTGTATATTTATACTTTTTTGATTTTATTTAATATGGCTAAAGAATTTGGTTTTGGTTTAACATTGTCTGTTGTATCGGGGACGATATTTTCGGTTAATTCTGTGTTGACCTTTTTATTTTTCAATTTAGCTTGTAGTTGTTCCTGTATAGAAGTGGTAGTTTTCACAGGTTCACCATTTTCATCATTATCAGTTATCCTAAGACTTATTTGATCGAATCGTAAAGTTATTGTGGTACCAACACCTGCAGAACTACGTGTTTTAATAAACTGTAATCGATACTCGCCACGTTCACGCATAGGCGGGCTGGTATAAATTGTTACCACATTATCAGCAGTATTAATTTTAGACAACCCGCCAGCGATATCATTTATTTGGTGAACTTGTTCATCTACCGCGCCTCTGTTTAACTGGCTAGCCGTCGCGCATAATAATCCTTCTTCTGCTGCTAACCCACGCAATTCTTCTGTTACATATTTGTCTTTAATAAACATATCAGATGGGTTGATTTTTTTATTATTGGGATGCATTAAATCTAAATAATCTATTGCTACCCCATCTGGTTTAACTCCCGTTTGTATTTGATATTCTTTTAAATATGCTCGTAAATCATTCGCAGAATGTCCGGGGCTCATATACTTGATCTGTATTGATCCATATTTTTCCTGCTTTCCCTTAACAATATGATGAACACTGTCTAAGTTTTTGATTACATCTCGGGTTCCCATACCGGCCAACATTGCATCTAATCTCATGGAAGTTAAAACTTCACTTAATTCAAAAGTAAAATAAATTACATTCTTTTTTTGCATGGCCCAGTTAAGTGTTAAATTTTGTAAAAACAAACTTTTCCCCATGCCCGAGTTGCCGGCGAAAATAGTTATTTCACCCCTATTCATGCCGCCATACAATTTATCATCAACATCTTTCCAACCCGTCGGGGTCATTTGGTTGTTGTTTAAAAGAGTTGAAAGCCTGCCCTTGGGATCTTCAAAATAATCAGTGCCTAATTCTTTATTAAGACTTATTAATAAAGCTTCTTTAATTTTGGTGTCTATTCCGTCATATTCTCCCTTTTCAAGAGCGGTTGCAGCATTCAAAATTTCCTTAGTTAAGGCCTGTTTTTTACAGAATTTTTCAAAATCATCTAAAAACCATTCTTTTAAATCAACTATTTCTTTTTCGGTCGCTTTATCTATCATTTCCAAGGAATAGCTGGCGTTTGTTTCGGTATTAATTAGTGTTCTATTTGGTAAATTCTTATACTGTTCAGTATAATCCATAATAAATTTAACCGTATTTCTAAGTTCCTGATTAAAATATTCTGGTTTAATAATATTCATACATCTAACAAACGTTTCAGAATCCCTCATTAAATAACTAATGTATAATTTTTGTTTTTCTAACCCATATTCACTCATCTATCACCTACTTCATAAACATTGTTTTGTATAATTGTATTTTTATTTTATCTTTAGTTTTATTTTCTATAATACTTTGAACAGTAAATAACCGACCATATTTCTTAACTGCATCTGCGGCATCTTTAACGTCACTATGCCAACTCCAAATATTTATTGTTCCGTCGTCGGTATAACTAGGAGCATCATTCCTGGGAGGAATACTGACATACCAATTCTGATCTATTGCGGTTTCTATCAATGTGCTGGCGTCTTTTGATCTATCTGGAACAACAATTATTTCTTTGCCCGAGCCATTGATCCAATTTATCTGTTTTTTATTTAATGATCCCCCAAGAGCTGCCACCCCATCTATTGCAATAGAATCAAAAACTCCTTCAACTAGTATAACATATTTTCTATTCTTTTTACTTAAATTATGATTCATAAAAATATAGTCAGCCGGGGTGCTAGAATAATATCGAACCTTTGTTTTATCAATTCTTCTCGCAGACCAGCCCACTATTTTATCTTCATAATAAAATGGTATTAATAAACTTCTATTGATACCATTTTTCTTTTCCGGAGACCAATAATAATCATAACTTTTGGCTATTATAGATCCTCGATTTTCTATTAGATAATTAATAGAATCTAAAAAATCCTTATTAGAAAAATTATTTTCTAATAATTCATATATGGAGCGAGCATTGGTTGGTAATTCAACTTCTGCAAATGATTTATTAAAAAATGTTGGTTCTATTTGCGTAAAAATAGTTGGATTTGCTGTAATTAATTGATTTTCTCGCCAAATATCAAATGTTAGTTTTTCTATTTCAGAATAATCCATATTCAAATAGTTTAAAAATAACTGCATTTTTCTGCCTAGATATAATCCAGGTCTCCAATGAGCTTTGAAATGACACCGATGGCAATTGTATGTTACTGCCCCATCCATGTTAATTTTTAATCCACCACGAAAACGTGTATCGGGGGACGGTTCACCATTGTAAACGCAAGCCGGGCAGTTAATACTAACCCACCCGGATGGCGTTATTCTTGATTTTCCTATTAGTAGAGAATTAATTTTATCTATTAGCATGATTAGATTTCAAATAAACTATCATCATCCAAACAATCTGTTATGTTGTCATTAACGTCTTTTTTTGCTTTACCGGATGGTTTTACCCAACGTTTTCTATCAACTTCAAATAGTTCAGGACTTTCAAACATACTAATATCCGCATCTGTATCAGCCATTAATCGCAAAGTATTGGTGTTTTTCCTAATTACTTCTAACATTTTTTCCTTGGTTTCTTGAGCAAACACTTCTTGAACAACATGTTTTACTCTCAAAACATTTAGCGGAATCAAATCTTTACTACGTTCTTCCGGTTGTTCAAATATTTTCTGTGCATCTATAATAGCTTGCTGCAAGACATATGTATTATGGTGCATCAAATATGCGTAGCTTGCTTTGTCAAAAGTTCTCTGTTTTTGTGGATTGGGGTCGGCACTTTTATTTACGCACAAATCACCCATTGTCATGAATTGTGCGATTGGCGAACCAGTATCGCGCAAATCTGTTCCATGATTTTTGGTTATCCAAGGATTAGAACTCCCTATCAAATGATTTCCGTCAGGCAATTGGTCAAACTGCAAACTCCACCCGGTATTATCTAATTTTCTATTATGATAAACTAATGCGTATGCGCCGGCCGAACTAAACGCCGAACTCGCATCATGGCTGATAGTTAAATTTTTATCGCCCATTTTATGATCTCGTATACCCTTTTGTATTAGAGTATAAATGCAGGAATGTGCTGCCTGCCCCATACCCAAAAAGTGAATCCAGGGTTTATCGGATAATAATCCATCATATAGCATTATTACAATTCGTCTTAACGTTAAATCAAAATTGTGTTTGTGATTACCAGCTAAAGCCCATCCTTCAAAACTTCTGTCACCAAAATCAGTTGAGTATTGTTTAGTTAAATAATACCAAGCATCAACCTCACTTATTTTATGTGTGGCCAATAATCGCCGCTGTTCGTCTCTTGCCAAATTAGCAAAATCTAAATCTAAAATTTCTTGTTCATCAAGAGAGAAATCATGGTATCTGCCTTGCAAAACATTTAAAAATTTAGTTTTACCTGGAATTCTATTTTGAATAAAATAATCATTATTTTCTCTGGTTCTATCCAAACAAAACCAAAAATCCAAAGGATGCTTTAAAATTTTTGGTTGTTTCTTTTTCTTTCCATTAACAATTATTTCTTCAAAGAGTTGTTTATCATTTTCATCATACATAAATTCTTCATAAAACGTATCGTGACCGCGCCTGTCCAAACTACCCGTTGGAAAGTCTAATATCATACTCCAACGACAATTAGCTTCTAGCCACCTAAGCATACGCTCGGTTGTTTTTTTGCCTTCCCATTTAATAGTGCCAGTTTCTATTTGAAATCCGCCAGAATCACCGATTACCATATTATTCCAAGATCTATCTCGACCTGTTACCATATCCTGCTGAGCTGCAAATTTATCATTTTTAGCTGCTTGACCTGCAGAATATAATCCCCACGGCAAATGCATCAATCTATTATCGGGATTGAAAAAATTTAAATCTTCTTTATTGAATTGCCCGGTTGGTCCGCGGGCTGTATCATCAACCATATATGCGGTATACATTTCAGATATGGCGGGGAAAAACTTGGCCCATTCCGAATTATATTGTGAATTAAAATCTACATAATATTTTGGTCGTTTGATTTTTGCAGAACTCATAAATATATCCTCCTATTACTATTACAATATATAGATTGATGATATTTATGTCTATAATTCTGTGAATATATATAGATATTATTAATTTACTAATATTTTTTTAATGGTACCAATTTCACCAACATCTTGGTAATACCCAAATCGGATCCATTGATATTCACCCATTAAATTATATGGTTCTATTCCATTTATGCTATTGAAGCTGATTATTTCACCATTTGGAAATAATTCTAATTTAAACCAATTGGTATCGTCCCCATCGGAAACGGGATCAAGTGTTGCTTCAACAAAAAAACTACCAGTATAATCCTCCAAATAAACAGCAAATGTCAACATTGAATTACTATAACTCAATTGGCCAGGTCCGGGAACACTTCCTGTATAAAATGTGGGGGTTTTGCCAAATGCACGTTCAACTGGAGTGAACTTATCCAATACAATAATATTATTTGGGTTCGGACTTGCTCTGTCACGTATTTCAATGTATCCTATTGCTTCTTGATTTAAATCATTATACAGATAATTAAATTCATTACTATCTACATCTTTAATCGTTAAACTGTATCGTATTGAGCCTAATTGCCACTCAATTAAATCACCGGGAGTCAGCACCAATTTGCATCTGCCTTCTATGGGATTAATTATTTCAAGTTCGCGTTCCAAATATAACTCATTGGTATTGTTATTAATTAAAGTGGCAAATACCCGTTTACCTATTAATTTAACACCTTTTCTATCAACATCTCGCACAACAAATTCTAAATTAGAAAAAGCGCCCTTATAAACTACAAAATCTGCATCACCCCATCCCAAATTCACGTTTCCAACTCCTTGATTTGATAAAGTTACCCAAGCTATTTTTCTAACAAAATAAGCATTTTTAGTAGCCATTTTTATTCCTGATTTAAATATAATAAATAATATTTATGTCTGTGAAGTAAAACATTGATATATAAATAAAAAGAACTATATAGGACATTAAATGAACGATTGGATAGAAAAATTTAAAGAACATTTTCCGTTTTTAACCTTCGGAACATATTTGAACGAAGATTATATGGGCATAGTCCAACATGCAGATAATCAATTCCTGAATATGTATGTATACAATCTTATTCATGATGAGAACATGCGCAAACGATTTTTAGAATTAGGAGATATATGGTGGTGGGAGAGTAATAGAATGTTGCCCATCAACATTTTCTTAAAAGATCAATTCAAAATGTTTAAGCCATACTTAAAAGGCTTTAGTAGAAAAGATTTTGATGTATTACAAGGCCCCGTTACTTCATTGAATGACCAAATAAACAAACGAATTAAAAGAAAAAGTATAGAATTAATAATAAAGATTTAACTACATGCCAATTTAAACATTACTGCTTCTTTTCTATTCTCAAAACCAAAATCATAAATAGTTTTCCCCTCACTATCAAAACTAGTAACCCAAACGGTTAAATTCCATTTGTTATGAATCGTATTTTTAATAAAATTTAAATATTTTTCTGTTGATTTTAATGTTTCAGTTAATTCCGGCGCAACAACCATTTGAACTTCATGTTCCTGTTTAATTCTAGTAAAATTTATAAATCGGTTAGCATTCATGTTTATTTCAGAAACATCAGCATAACCAACAATAATTCTATCTAAAAAAAGTCCGTGTACAAAAATATTAGATATTAAATAATACGTGGTATCATAAGAAGCCGATGAGTCCACTATTAATGAATAACTATGAGTTTTTGAAGTAATTTTATACTTCATTATTTATATCCGTTAACTGTTCTACCAACGCATTCAGTTGTACAATTAAAGACAATGCATAAGCATAACTGTGACTCTTTTTAAAGGTGTATGTATCATCATCCTCTTTTAACCAAATTTTTTGCATTATGATTTCTTTTGGTTCTGTTCTTAAATAACTCTTACCAGGCCGTATAAGAGCAATTAATGCAGCCAATTCGTCTAAATTGGTTGGTTTAAAATTTTTTGTAATTTCTGTATGATTACTTAATTGATGAAGGTTAGCCACAATTTCTGGATATGTGAATAAATCCCAATCGGGTTCTTTTTCAATTAATGTATTCAAATGATCAGAATCTCTAACCAAGTTATATAAATGATTATTAATGAAATCAAACTTCATATATCCTACTATTTCTGCATTTTTATAATCTATTGAAGAAAATTCAGTTTCAGGATCAATTGGGATATTTTGAAAATAAACTCCAGAATTATGTTTATCAATTTTGCCATTGTCACGTATAGCGACAGCCGGAGTATGCGGTAATATAGATAATATATCTTCTCGATTTTTGAAATCAATATCAATATCCATATTAAGTTTCATTAGATATATCCGTAGTAAGAGTTAAATCAGAAGATGTGATATTAAAAGAATATTCATTATCCTTAAAATTAGATATCTGCAAATAATCCAAATTATTTCCGGTTTCTAATTTATACTTGTAACAAAACCCAACCAAAATATTATGCATATTCTTAATGTTTGGATTTTCTATATTATTATGTTCAAAAGATGGCAATTGTAACACTACCTTTAAAATTTGAATAATTAATAACTTCCAATCTATCAAACACACCGATGACATTTTATTGTGTCGTATGTTTGTAATATTTTTAAACTCTTGATCAAAACTATTGCGTTTATTCCAAACTTCTTTTATTGAATTAAAATCTTCTTCAATAAAAACTAAAAATATTTTTCTATCATTCAAATAATCAATAACACTTACTGACGTATGCATAATTTTAATTCCTGCCTAATATTTGTTTTAATGCATTTAATTCAGTTCGAACTTTATTATTTTCTACCAACATACGGTTTACGATGCCTTCGAGAGTTTTAATTTTAGTTTTAGTTTTCTTTAGTTCAGATTCTAAACTTAGCATAAATTCATGTGAAGCCAAATTTATCATTTCATTATTTTCTGATTCTAAAACAACATTATTTTTCGATCTTCCGCGAATAGTTAACGATTTTTTTTGAACTGGTTTTTTATTTGCACCTGTTTTTTTGTTAGAATATATATTATTTATCACTTTAAATTCCTTCTTTATCAAAAAGTTTTTTAAAAAACTCCTTATCTTTTTTATTGACTAAAAACTTTTTCTTCCAATAGTCTGGATCAATCCATTCCAAAATAATGCTTAATTGATCATCATTTAACCGCTCTTCCAACATTATTCTGCCCGAGTTACTATTATATATTATCCACGGGCTTATTCTCCCTTGTTTGACATAATTAATAAAAAGATTGGGTTCAATCAATCTAAAAAAATCATTGTAATTATTACCAGTTTGATCGCTCCATTGTTTCATTAATAAAATAGTTCTTTCAACTCCCTTTTCGGGTGATTCTTTTTTATTTAATTCTCGCAAATATAATTCGTAAACACTTGGTTTAAACCAATCTTTCAATTTCAACCCATTTTTAATACAAAAATCTAAAAATAATTCGGGACTCATAATATTATTATCTATTAAATATCTGCCAAATTTCACAAACTCCAAATAATAATGGCTGTTAATAAAATTATCCATAGTTTTGGGTTTATTGGTTTTCAATGCCATACGATAAAATTTATCATAAGAAGCAAATGCTAATCTACAATGTAAACTATCTTTATCAAGAAATCGCATCTTTTTCACACAAGCATGGTTAACTAAACTTTTTTCATGTACAAACACTTTACCGCAATATGAACATTTGTTTTGTTCGATTACTGTTTGTTTTTTACTACCCATTATATAAAATACCATTTAAATATAGTTATTATTTGACGGTACTAATTTTTTTAATCTGTTCATCAGAATATCCCATACTCTTACATAAATTTTTAAATTTTTCTTCATTTTTATATTTTTCAGTTAATAACTTTAATTCAAGAGAATTGGCATTGGGATACAATTTTAATAAAATTTCTTCAAATTCATTATTTCCTTTACGCTTTTTGGGCATTCCCGGCCAATTATGGCCAGATTTTCCAGAAGCTTGTCCCTGCCCCACACACGCTAATAATAAGAATAATAATTTCTTATGATTACCCAAATCCCAAAATTTAATATTTACTATTTCATTCGTAGCAATTAAATAATAAGGCGTTAATTCATTGTCATGAAGGGTTGACGGCCATGCGCCTTTTTTATCACCTTTTTTTCTATTTTGCCGTTTGGCTTCTGCCCAGTCAACTTCGGAATTACCCACGCAACTCAACCATCTAAGTGATTGGTATGATTCCCCACTCCAATTTTTTAAACGTTCTTCTTCATTTTTACCAAATTTTTCATAATAAGAAAAATCATTGCTGTCCAAAGCAGCCAAAATTAAAGGCATACTGGTAGCTTTTTCGGATTTATTTTCTGGTTGTTCGTCTAAATCATCTTCCGGTTGAACATCATTAAATTCAAATAAATCCATTTCAATACCTTTTCATAGTGTTTTATAATATATAACGATAACTAAACCTAAATCAAATAAATACTATTAACAACGAGTGATGTGTACCAAATACATCATTTTGTCGGAAGTAAGAGAAATCTTACTAAATAATCTACACGTCCAAGTAGATAGAGTTTGCTGATTTTAGGGGGTAAAACCCCTAAAATCTTTTTTATTTTACGTTAATTTAGAAATATCCAGCACATCAGGTAGTTTGTGTGTATCCTTGACAATATACACGCATAACGGGCATTTTTTAATTTCGATAGGCAAAACCAATAAATGGCCATATTTTAATTTAGGAACGTGCCATTTGACATCGGGATATATATTAGTTACATCTAATTTATAATATTCCGGTCTATAACCATTGATTGGGTTGTAACAAAATACTGAAAAATCTCGGTCCAAACATTGTGTGATTGGTATTATCTCTAAATCGCCAACGTCTTTTTCGCCGATCACAATGCTCCAATCTAATGGAACTTGAAGTTTATATTTTCCTACCGTTAATTCTGCTGCTGGTGTTGAAAACGTTTCCAAAAATACCAAAGGAATACAGAAATAATCAACATTATCCTGGGAACTGTAATCCAATACCGAATAACGTATATCATCTACCATACTTGGTATATTATTCATAGAGAATGGAATATTATTTTCTGTTAAAATAAACATATTATTATCCTTGCCAATTAATTTTTGTAATATTAAAAGGATATTGAGCTTCCTTATAATATTTTTTACGTTCTGTTAAATGTTTTTTTGAGTACTTGGCCGTAGAGCAAATATCAAAAATATTAACGTGATCTTTATCTTTTGCTTTTCGTATACCACGGCCAATACTTTGAACTACTCTAATAAAACTTTTACCAGGTTCTATTAAAATTAAATTAAAAATTCGCGGAATATCAATGCCAACAGCGGCTACACCATATGTTGCAATTATCGTTTTATTATCTGAAACAGAAATATCATCATATTGTTCCTGTCGATCTAAGGTTTTTGTATTCCCATATACAAAGTTTGATTCGGGTATTGCCGCATTGAGTAATTTACCTGCTTCAACTCTATCAACCAACACCAAAGTATTACCTGTTTCAGCTATAGTTTGAATTGTTTTAGCAATAAAATCCATACGTTCTTTATTTTTTAACAAATAGTCACGCTCTTGTGCATAACTGCCTGACTGTATTAAATCTTGAAGTTGGACTACATTAACATCACATGAACTTAATACTCCCTGTTCCTGCAAGGTATGAGCGGCCAATTTACTGGTTATTGCCCCAATTGATGCCAATATACTTTTTTGGTTAAAATCTTCTTTAGGAATTGTCCCAGTTAATCCAAATCGTATGGGACAATGAGCAAATGGTCCCGTTAATAACCGTTTCAAGCAATCGGCTTTTGCCATATGTGTTTCGTCAACTATTACTGCCAATTTATCTTCAGCAAATGTATAGAGTAAGTTTTCATCAATTTCTTTTTTCTTACACATACGTTCAAGTGCCTCTAAACTTTGCCAAGTACAAATAGTATGGGTTTTGTCTAAATCTTTACGCTCACCATAATATACACCAACATCTAAACCCAATAATTTATAATATGTTTCTGTTTGGGTAACTAAACTTTTATTCGGTACTATTACGATAGTTTTGCCATATTTTTCAATGATTTGCGAAATAGTTGCTGTGATAATAGTTTTTCCCGCACCAGTAGCTGCTTCCTGAATAGATTGAAGATTTTCAAAAAATTTATTAATAATTTCTACTTGATAATCTCTAAGTTTAATCGGATTACCTGCATCCATGTGCCCAGCAGGCCATACTTTACCTAAATTTTCTAAATAGTTTTCATCTATTTTAGGAAAATCAAATTCATATTGTTGACGGTCATCTTCAATTTCAATATCATACCCATCTTCTATTACTATGGGTAATAGTTCTTCCAATAAATTAAAGTATGTTGCGCCGCCAAGAGTACAAAAACTAATAGTGCCATCCCATCTGCCTAATTTGTAAGAAGGCATATGATAAGCTTGTGGCATAAAGAATTTTAGTTTATTAACAAGTTTTCTTCGAGTCGGGACATCCAATCCCATGAACTTGACATTGACTTCATCATAGATTTTTAATACGCACTTCATTCAAATCATCCTTATTAACTAATATAGAATATAATGTAAAAGTGCAATAATTTCAATTTAAATATTAAAAACCATCAACCAATGTAACAGAAGTTGTACCAACCGGGGTAAAACCAGCGTTATTTGTATTATCGAAAACTTGTAATACTGTTTGTCCACCAGTAATAAAATCTCCAAATCCAGCATAAGCATCAGTTAGCGTAACTTTAAACTGAACCGTAGTACCATTATCGCCATTACCATTCACATTAGCAGCGCCAACTCTAGCGGCCTGCATCGTGACAGTTGATAATCCGGAATACGGTCCTGTTCCAGAAGTTCTTGAAAAAATGTTAGTTAAGGTAGCCGAAAGCGGAGTCCAATAACCTAACGTGGTAGCAACCGTACCGCCCGGAGAACTTGCAACTTGTCTGGTACCGTTTGCTCCAAAATATATATCACCCACTTGTGTTGATAAAAATGTATTCCAGCTAGAATCTTGCGCCGTGGCCGTAGAATTATGCCGTAACCTCAATAATAGTTCACTACCACTATTAAAGAAATATCTAGCAGCATTTCCTGATGGGAAAACCGCATTGACAGTGGCGTTAATAGTCGTTGATCCGCCCGATCCCCAACTTGCTGCTCGTGTAACAGTAATTTTAACAGCGGACAACACCCTAGATGGGGTATTAAACCTGTTATTAATCAAAGTAGTAATATTTGATTGTAGATTAGTTAAAAACTGTATTCTATGTCCAACAGTAGTAACCGAAGTATAATCTGTAATTGTTGTATTTGTTTTTGTGGCTACTATATTATTAATCGAAACTAAATTATTCCATTGTGAAGCTAAAATTCTACCACCTTGGTTGGCGTTAGTTAACGCGGGAGTGGTTCTGCCATATCCTATAGAACCATACCCAATACCATACAGACCGCCCACATTGGTAGCTGCGGGTTCACTCGAGTAGGGACCCAATGCATCACCAGCAGTGTTAGAATTGCCTATGATGTTATTATAATCTACCGATAATACTCTTTGAGAAGCGCCAAAAGCCATAATTTATCCTTAACATATTTTATTATATTTATACTTTTAAATGTTTTGAAATTCCCGAAATATAACAAATAATATTTTCATTAATATTATATCCACGTTTTTCCGCCCATTTTTTCCATTTCATGGTGGTTAATAGACTTAAAAATGATTCTTCTCCGATAATTTTATTAAAAATGTATTGGGATAATGGTGTATTATGGGATTGAGTAATATCAATCAATTGATCTGTAAAACTCATAATATGTGGCATTGTCATCATTTCATTTTCTAAAATATATTGTGATTTAAAAATAGCTTGAGCTTCTATTAAAACAACGCCAAATTCTCTTTCAATAAAAATTTTATTTTTAATTTTTTTCATTGTTTCTATATCAATAAAATAAAAATCAATATTATTATCCACAAACAAATTTGCTTTGGGCAATAATATTTTGTAAGAAAGCTGAAACATTTTCATTACCTTGCTTATACAGCTAGAATGAAGCATTAAATTGTCAAAAACAAATAAAACAGGTTTGATTTGTTTATATGCCAGAAATTTAATGGTTTTACTTAAAAAACTCGTAATATCAGAATAGATTACAACAGCACGTAATTTGTTATCTTCTAAAAATTGACAATATTCGGTGTCATCACCAAAAAGTTCTGCATCCAATAAATTAGATGATGCTATTTCTAAAATAGTTTCAGGAATATTCATTGGCATTATTTCATTTAATAATAATAACTTACGTGCCAAAGACGGAGTCAACGTAATGTTATCAAATTTATTTAACATAACTTTCCTCCAATGACAACTCCCGCTTTAACCAAGTGGCAAATAACTTATTGCTTGGCGCACTAATATTACATTTTTCATCAATAATATCTATTGTTACTGGTAAATCTTTAGTATTTTCATATTCCAAAAAATACTGTTCAACAGAACTGTCAAAATCAAATCCATTACCACTTATTAAATTAATTAAATCTGTTTTATTGCGTTCATTAATTTCCAACAACCATATATCATGCTCACGTATTAAACGCAAATTAGCCATACTTTTTTTATTAATATCTTTCATAAATTTAGCTAATTCGGGGGTATAGATAAATCTAAAAGCAAAAGTATTATCACCTATGTATCTTACTTCTCTTTTAATTTGCTTACTTTCATATACTTTAATTGTTTTACTGCCTTTATGAGTAAGCCAATATTCGTATTGATCTTTATTTAACCCCAAATCCATATAAAGAGACTTGTATTTTGGCAATATATTTAATAATAATTCATATTGTTTTGAACTTAATATTTTGTCTAAATACACCTTGTATGCCATATCCCATATGAATTTTAAATCATATTTATTGTTTATTTTATCATACGGCGGCAACTCATTATATTGATTATTTGGTAATTGAGAAATATAATTTTTATCTGGTCTAAAATATGAACATTCTTTAAGCATGTCCTCATATACAGTTAAAATTAGTGTTTCAGTATAAATCATTTTATATTCTTTCTAAACCCATAATTTAATTCAGCATCTTCAAGGCCGGCGCATCTAAGTCTAGTAATATTGTTTATTTGAAAACTTTTATTATCTAATCCCTTCATAACACCCAAATACTTGTTTCTAATAAAAGCAATTTGGTTGATTATTTCAGACATTGTAACTACGTCTACATCTGCTTCGGCATATTTTTCTGCATCCCTTGACGATAACGATTTATTATAATGTTCTAAAAAATGTTTTAATTTACTGCTTCTAAGTTTACTATAATGAATATTCAAAAGTTCTAAAATTGCTTCAACTTCTTGTAGTTGATTAAATCTATATTCTACTATTCCCGGCAACATAGATGATGCTCGTTCTAAACTACCGCTAAGTGCAATTTCGGATCGAGCATCATCCAATTCGTTGGAATAATAGTCGTATGCTTCCAAAACAATAGAATAATCTTCAGGATTGGCCGTTAGTTTATTAAACCAGGACATTTAAATTACATTAATCCTCATCATTGTCGGTATTATATTGAAAACTTTTTTCTAAATAAACTTTATCAATATATCTATCTTCGCCTTCAATGGCAGACAATGTATCAACATCAAATCCGTAATCTTCGAGTTTTTCAATAAAACTATACGTAACAATTTGTCGTTCTTTTGCTGGTACAAAATCCTTAAAATGCTCCCATATTTCTAAAACTAGTTCTGGCTTAATATCACTCATCAATTTTTTCCTCTTCTACTTTATCAAAATTCTTTTTGGAGTGAACTAATGAAGAATGTTGTTCCATGATTAAATCTAATATACCATTTTCATTACGTTCGTATTCCTTACGGTAATACTTATATTCCTTTCCCGAAATGTCAATAAATTTTAATCTATTTCCATCTTTAACCAGCAAACTTTGTTTTTCAAACATATCAACAAGCCCACTGTATGGATTCATACCCGTATCATATGGTATTTTTATTTCAACTTCTTCAAAGGGTTTTGTAAAACGTGTTTTCATTATTTTACATTTTGATCTAATACCACGAATATCAGAAACTTTATTCCCATCTTCGTCTTCTTTAAGTTTCAATTTTCTCATAGCCAAAACAATAGAGGAAGCATATATGAATCCCTGGCCACCTGAAATTTTATCATCGGGGTCAAACATGTCTTGGCTTGCATATGTATGGTTGGTTGCCAACATACCTATATCGAATTCACCAAACATATTAACGCAATTTCTAACCAACGCAGTAAGTGCTTTTGGTTTACGACCCATATCACCTTTCAAATCGCCAGCAGCAAATTGATTTACGTCCGTTGGAGTCAACATCATACCCAAACTATCTATAACAAATAATACTTTAGGTCGGTCATCTTCAGCAACATTACCATGTTCTGATCTATATTCCTTAACAAAATCTGAAACAAGTTTAGCAACATCATCTATCATTGCCAAGTTAACTTTAAGCATTTTATCTTCAGAAGTATCTACACCAAGTGGTTTAAGCCATTCTTCGTCAAGAGCATTTTCTGTATCAATTAACACGACATAAATTCCTTGAGCTTGTGCTTCTCTCATTACATTAGCACACAAAAAGCTTTTACCGGACCCGCTTTCGCCCGCTAAAACAGCAACCTTACCCAACGGTATAGCTCGTTTAAAATCCCCACTAATTCGGTAGTTTAATGCGTAATTACCAATACTAATCCAAGTTTTGGGGTCATTAAATCCAATACTAATTCCATCTATGTTTTTTGTTAAACTTTTTCTAAGTTTACTTGCATCAAATACTTTTTTCATTCAATCAATCCCCATCTAAGTGTAGCCAGACTATACTGGCTACACTATATTTTTTGCAAATTTAATTTAAATTATTTCTTAGCTCTATTTCTCAAGGCTTCTAAAATAGCAGAAGGATCTACCTTTTTAGCAGGCGATGCATCATCCGAGGCTGTTTCGGCTTTAGGAGCGGCTGTTCTTGCCTTTAATTTGGCTAAAGCTTCGGAAGCCGAGGGCTTAGCTGATACTACCGCCTCCTCTTCAACTTCTTCTGGTTCTACTGGTTCTACTACCTTAGCAACAGGCTTGCTTACTATTGGTTTTGCGGCGGATGCTTTTGATGATGACTTAGCATCGACATCGTCATCATTGTTGCCATATGTATTTGGCTTGAAATACCTGCTAAATCTCGCGGAATCATAAGGTTCGCCATCCACACTCGCTTGGAACATTTCACCAATAATTTTAACTTCTTCATCGGTTGGTTCTTTTGGCATAAATTGGTTTAAGTCAAACAATCCAAATTTTTCTATTGCAGCTATTTCATCATCATTTAGTGAACGAGTCTTCATACTCCACTTTGATGTAGAATAATCGGCATATTGCCCTTTTCTAGTTTTTGCCAATCTAAAATCTCTACCACTAATATAATCAATTGGCAAATCTTCAATTTCAGGATCCAACAATGAAGCACTAATTATACCATATATAGATGGATTAATAATAAATCTTCTAATTGGGTTTTCCGGTTTTTCTTTTTCATTAATGGGGTCATCAACCACAAAGCCCTGGAATATGTAGCTTCTCTTCTTCCAATATGTTCTAGCAGTTGCTTCTAAATCGGGTTCCTTAAACCATGGACGAATTTCTGTTAGGATAGGACAAGTCTTCCCAAACATTTCCATACAGGGTACTTGAACAGTGACCTGCTTTTGCGCATCATTATCCATTCCAGAAAAGGGAAGTTTGATTATTTGACGTTCAGCCCAAAAATATGTGTTGTTTGGATTACCATCTGGTAAAAATCTAAACAATGCTGATGTGCCGTCGGGGATGTTCCAAAAAGGATAACTAGAATTATCTCTACTTGAGTTATCGTTTTTTTGTTGTTGCGAAAGAAGCTTCGCGCGAATTTCTTGTAATGTAGCCATTATGTTCTCCTTGTGTTAGCCAATGTTAGCCAATGTTAGTGTTTATGTTAGTTCTTATGTTAGCCAAGATAACCAAATAAATTTAGTTAACGTATTATTTATAGTTGATATACAGAATTAAAACAATATTTAATTAGTTTTTATCAAATATTTTACCGGCAAATTCATTTATTTCTCGAAGGCTTAGACCTTCTCCGAGTAATAAATCTTCTAAATCTTCACGACGCATATTCTTTACTATATTTTTAATAACAACCATTTCAGGTCCTGAAAATTTAGTAGAATTTAATATATAATCTTCGTATGCCCTAAAAGCAATTGGTACATATGGTTTAATTAATTTTGCCATTGCATCGGCATATACTCGTATTTCATATTGAGCGTGGGGATCTGACCTTAAACGCATGTAATTAAATAGATTGCTTAAATCCATTTTCCAATACATTTCCGTGTAATTTCCCACAGGTAATACTGATCTAGCCAGTTCTTTGGCTATGCCGCCTGGTTGGTCTGTTTCTCTAAATTCATCATCTAATAACCCATCATTTGGGTTATATAAATCATAAAAATCTGTGTTTTCTCGTCCCAAAAGGGTTTGGTATGCGTTATAAGCATTATCATATGCTATCCGCATAACCTCTTGAACACCTTGCGCATTTTTAAGCGAAATCTCGCCATTTCTGCCTTGCTTGTTGTCTTTGGCTTGGGGTTTTATATTAGGTATTTCTGGAACGTAAAATTCATTACTCATTTCTGAATATCTACCAGAATATTCATTAATACTTGCTGTTCTATGACGAACATGTTGCCTAGCAACTAATATTGGCATTTTAATATGAAATTTAAATTCTACCATTTCCATTGGAGTATTATGATGGTGCCGTATTAAATACCTAATAAGGCTTTCATCATTTCTAAGAGTTTTGGTTCCTTTGCCGTATGAGACTCGAGCGGCTTGAACAATAGCAGCATCTCCTGCACCTATTTCATTGGGCATCGCATCCACGAGTCCGATAAATCCGTGATCAAGAATTGGTATATATTTTGTATCGTGTAAAACGTCTAATTGGGCTGTCATAATATCATCCTTTATTTTTTATTATTATAACTTACAAAGGATGATAATATTTTATCGGGCAATAATCAATTTAATTATTTTCTGTAAATATATAAACTGACCCCGAATCAGAACTCGGGGCATCATCCCGGAAAGCACCAACTATTGCGGTATTGCCATCTGATGAGATAGCAACTGACAACCCAAACTGATCACTATCTGCGCCGTCTGAAGCGGTTAGTTTTTGTTGTTGAGTCCATGTAGATCCAGAACGTGTGAAAATATACGCTGACCCCGAATTAGAACTCGGGGCATCATCTAAGTAAGCACCAACTATTGCGGTATTGCCATCTGATGAGATAGCAACCGACGCCCCAAACTGATCATTAACAGCGCCGTCTGAAGCGGTTATTTTTTGTTGTTGAGTCCATGTAGATCCAGAACGTGTGAATATATACGCTGACCCCGAATTAGAACTCGGGGCATCATCTAAGTGAGCACCAACTATTGCGGTATTGCCATCTGATGAGATAGCAACTGACCACCCAAACTGATCACCGTCGCCGGCGTCCAAAGCGGTTATTTTTTGTTGTTGAGTCCATGTAGATCCAGAACGTGTGAATATATACGCTGACCCCGAAGAAGGATTCGAGTCATCATCTAAGTAAGCACCAA